CTCGGTGAAAAGTGCGTCTCTTGGGCTTAGGGCGATTTGCTTGTAGTCGAACCCGTTACCGAGGACTGCTACCTGGCGGTTCTGTTGCTTGTTGTGCCAGGTTGCGGTGATGCTTTCGGCGTCGGCTGCGTTTAGCATTTGGTTGGTCGTCAAGATACCGGTAGGCACTCCTGCCGAGCTAAACCAGTTGGCGGCATAGTCTCTTAGATCGAGGGCGCTGGCGATGTCTCGGTTACATGTCTCGATAGGTGAGAGGCCGCGCAATACTCCGACGCGGCTAAAAAGCTTGAGGTGCTCCATCTCGGCCTGGCTGTATTTGCGGCCGAGGTAAAAATACTCGACGCCGCGGCCGATGTCGTTGGTATCGACGTATTGGATTTGAACCGCATACGCTGGCAAGAGGGTGAGGTTGTTTACGTTGCCCGATGATCCAAACGACTTTAGCCAAAACGCGTTACCCTCGAGGGCCAACGATACGACTGTCTGGAACATAAAGTCGCGGCGGGTCTCGATAATAGACGGCTTGTTTACCAGGACCGGGTTTTCAATTTTCATCTCCATACCGGTTGCGTAGCGGTAGGTGTCCAGGGTCATTTTGCTAATTGGGGTAGCGATGATCTGGATGGCGCGGTAGACGGCGGTTAGGGTGAGCGACGTGTCCGGCGTTGCGTAGGTTGCCGCCCGGCTAGGGATAGTCGGCTGTGCCGCGCGGGTTTCCTCGACGCGGTTAGTAAGTCGTTGCCATAAAGTGGCCATACCACAATTCTAGGCTATTGATGTGTATGCCGCGCATTTGAGGCGTGTCGCGCTAAAAAACTTGAACGCCTGGCGCGATGGCGCGGCTCGAAACATACAGGGCAAATAGTGTAGCCATGAGCGCGTCTATCTCGCCTAAAGATTTTTCGCGGCTAATTAGCCAGGTCTCGCCTGAGTATTTTGTTATTCCGTTTTGCGTCTGGGTAACTAATAGCGGGTCGTTATTGTGCCTAACGCTGCCGCTGGCAAATAGAGCGTAGACGGCCGAACATGCCGCGCTAACCTCTTTGGTCCACAATAGCCATAACGGTATGCCCGCCATTTTTAGCCTCTTGGAGAGCTGCGGAAACTGTCGGTCGTCCATGACGATTGCGCGAGGTGAGTAGGTCGAGCATAGGCGGATGATCTCGTTGTAGAGCATCTGCTCGGTCGGCGCGACAAACGACGCGACTAGCTCGGTCTCTTGTAATTCGCCGTTTGTGTTGGCCGCCGCGATGGTGGCGTACTCCCAGTTGCGCGAACGATCCAGGGCGAACACTACGCCGGTAGGGTTTGTAATTCCTTTACCGGTCGCTGCCTTAAAGAGCTCGCCAGGTAGCCAGGACTGGGATGAACCTGAGACAAACTGATTGAGGGTATAGCGCCGTACCTCGTGTTCGGGTTGTGTGGCCACGTCGCTTAGTACTCGATCTATGGGTACGCGGCCACAGGCTACGGCGGGGTTGGCGGCCATGATTGCCGAGGCGCTGTCTAGCGGGGCGTTTACCGGGGCCTCCCAAATAAACGCTCCGAAACGCTCCAGGGTTTCATCGCCCTCGATGGCCTTAGCTGCGGATTTGTATAACTCGATTAGGGTCTCGCTGGTTTCATCGCCGGCGGTCGTGATCATAAAAACGGTGGCATCGTCCATCGCGGTTATGCCTTTGGTCGCGGCGCTCCAAATACCTTTTTTAGCCAGGTGGCCCTCGTCGAGCAATACGCGGACAAACGGTTTACCCTGGAGCGCGCCCTCTTTAGCCGGGCTAACTTTGTACTTACCGGTGCCGTCACTCTTGGCGATGCCTCGCGTCTCAGTCGTTTTCTTGAACCGTTTAGCCAACCAACCGTACGCGTCGATAACATGCTTGACGCGATCGTAAATAATCGTCGCCTGGTCGTAGCTCGAGGCGATGCTCGTAACGTCGCCCTTATGGAATACCAGGGCATCGAGCGCGAGGCCGCCGCCCAGGACCGTTTTACCGTTTTGGCGACCGAGCGATATAAGTACCTGCCTGTAGCGCAACTGGCCGGCGTATTTTGGATGGTCGGCCGGGTAACGCTCGAGGACATGCCTGAGTAGCCATCGCTGCCATTCGTCGAGCTCGATGGGTTGGTCGGTTTCCGGCGTTAGCCAACATAAGCGCATGAGATCTATCAGACGGTCGCCGTCTGTTGGAAACTCCTCGCTTAGGGGTTGCGTGTATCGCGCCGGCAACTGGAGCATTAGCGCGTGAGCATCTCGGCTAGCGGGTCATGTTCTGCCTGTTGGCCCTTTACCTGGCGCGAGATCTCGAGGACCGTTTTGCGTAGCTCGGCCGCGGTGGACGTATTTGCCTCGGCATCGAATTGCGATGCCAACTGGAGGGCCAAACCCGCCAGGACCATTTGCTCCAGGTTCAAGTCCAGGCTGTTTAGCCACGTTTGTATTGCGTTCTGTACCATTCGGTGCCTACCTCCAAATAATCTGATTGGTTTATGAAAATCCGCTGGCTTGCGCGGGGTGAAATCGCACCCGCCGAAAAAACGGCGGGCGCTTTTTTGTTGCTATTTATTTATGAATTGCGCGATCAGTCGCTTGGCCGCGCGATACCTGTGCCTGAGCTCAGGTTTTATGTACGCGTACCAACGGTTCTGTATGAACCTCACCCGCCATCGCATGGGTGTTGGTTGTCGTTGGTACCTGTGTTTTGCCATGTGTGTAGCCCTCCCTGCCTGGCATGGTGGCCCATGCGATTACCCTCCCCCCCCCTATTGTTTGGGGGCGGGTCTATTTCCATCGTTCGCTACGCCATGGTATGCGCCGGTATGTCCGGTCCTGTTTGCGGCCGTTACATTCGCGGCATAGTGACTGTAGGTTCTCGATGTTGTGGTTCGGTTCGCCTAGTCCTGGGGCGATGATGTGGTCGATGGTCCAGTCCGCGCCCTCGAGGTGGTTGCCACAGACTTGGCAGATTGGCTCGAGGATTTTCTTGGCTTGCTCGCGGGCTTTTCGCCAGGCGTTTGATTGGTGCCAGTCGGCCATTCGATTGTCTCATTCCTGCGTAGGAGGATGTCCTCGCGTATCTTTTCTAGTGCGTTGAGTATGTGTTTTAGATCGGCGCTTGGTTTGATGGTGCCCTTGTCGAGCTCTTGGCTTATCCATTGGCTCACCATTAGTAGCGCGCGGGCCGAGCCTATGCGTTCGGATGATTTGATAAGTGGTTCCATGTATGCCGCGACGTGATCGTAGACGGGTGTTTGGGTCATGGTTTTGTGTCCTCTATTAGTTGGATTAGTTTGAATAGCTCGGTGGGGTAGTTGAACCCGCTCGGCTTTTGCCAGGTGTCTTTGACGACGGCGATTAGGCGGATGATCCTGGCGCGCTCCTCGCGTCGCCCGGCCTCTTTGACTGCCTCGAGGGTGCCGGCGTCTAGCATTAGGCAACCCTGTGTAGTTGTGCGGTGCGTTCGCGTAGCTCGAATAGGCCCTCGAGGTCTGGTTCGCGCTCCATGATTAGCCTGGCGTATAGTGCCCGGTAGTTGTTATTGAGCTTGTATCCGCCATGCTTGTCTGGGTTTAGGTGGCTGTTCCATCTGAGTACCTCGAATAGGGTTGCTATGCCTAGTTTCGCGGTGCCGTTGGATTGCCAGGTTCGGGCCAACCGGACTAGCTGGTCGTATACCTCTGGGTGTTCGGCGTGAAAATCTTTGAACTCGCGTTCGATGCGGTCCTCGCGGAATATGTCGAACATTAGCGGCGTCGCTCGTAGTCGGTTTTGGCGACGTAGATAAAGTAGCCAAATCCTATGACGATCCAGGGGATGCCGACGATTGGGGTCCAACCGTTATCGCCTAACCATACGGCGCTGATTAACATGTAGAACATCCAGGCTGTAAAGATAATGACGTTCATTCTGCGTACCTCGCGTTGATACAACCGAGCAGCTCGCATTCGCCGCGGACGTGGCGGTAGTTACCATCTGGCTCATGTGTGTCTGTGCTTGTAACTCCTGTTGCGTCATGTTCGCAACCTTTTGAGCAGTGAGCGACAGATACGCCGTTTTTTGTAAACGGTTCGTCGGTGTAGTGATCTCCGTATCCACACCAAATACAGCATTTGGTTGTGGCGGTGGTTGGTTGGATTTTTGTTAGGCGCGCCTTTAGGTTGGCCGTCGCGGTTGTTGCGTTCATTGTGTTGCCTCTCTGTGTGTGTGGTGTGAACCGGGTCTCCTATGGACGTCTAAGAGGGGGTCTTGCCGTTTGGGGCGGAAACCCGGTTCACGTCTTTAGAATACCGATTTTGGTATTCAAGTCAAGTTACGGCGTGTCGTCCTTTGGCCAAACGGCTAGGAATAGCCCAGGTCCTAGGTCGTCTGCTGCCCAAATCTTTTGTGCGCTGACTGAGATTACGCGGCTGTCGTCCTCGATAAGTCCGCTGTCGGTAACGCTGTCGAATGTGGAGCGCATGAGCTTGTCCACGTCCGGGGTTCTGATCATGTCCTTGCTTTTGTTTGATTTGGCTTTAGGCATGTTG